CAGATGGACTTTATTTAAAGAAAGATTTATAGCTAACGGATTGGTAATCGAGGATAAAGAGAATCCGCACGGTGTGGTTCGGCTAGTCCGTAGGCTTGGAAGTGCAACAGGAATTATAGCACCGAAAATTGAAAGCTTGTTTTCGGAGGGTAAAATCAATTTCGGGGCATCGGCAATTATGAGGTGGTTTACTAATAACACTTGCACCTTAACGGACAAGTACGGCAATAAGCAATTTGGGAAAATAGAACCTAAACTAAGAAAAAATGATGGCTTTATGGCTTTCATGGTTGCGATGTTTAGCAGTGATTTATTAAAGGAAGTGGTGGTTTATGTTTGATATATTTAAAAGTAAAGATAAAGAATTATATTCATACTTGGATATAGTTAGAGCTGGTAGCTCGAAGTTGCAACTTCACAAATTTGCAATTGAAAAATCTATCGACATGATAGCGAAAGCAGTTGCGAAATCTGAAATCAAGTTTTTGAATATGACGAAAGATGAAAGCAGCGAGATATACTACAGGTTGAACGTCAGACCGAATCATAATGAAACAGGCACAGATTTTTGGTATGAAGTAGTGAAAAAGCTACTGACAGAAAACGAATGTCTGATATGTCGGGCAAGTAGCAACTTTTATAGGGTAGAGGGCTATACGTGTAACGATAAAGTAATGTCGGATAAAACCTATACTGGTGTGACTATCACGGATGGCAGAGACAGTACGGCATTAGATATGCCAATTTCTGCAAGTGACATGATTGTACTAAATTCTAAGAATAACAAAGTGAAAAAGTATCTCGAAAACGTTATTGGAATCTACGATAAAACATTGAATGCTTTACACATGGCTACAAAGATAGCTAACACCCCGAAATACAAGCTTAAAATTGAGGGTAGTCTAACTATCAAAGAGGCTCCCGAAAGGGAGGGAGAGGCACCTAAGATACTGACAAGTGCACAGTATAAAGATAGAGTTGCGAAGACATTAGATAGTGAGGATTTATCTGTGCTGTTACTCGGTTCCGGAATTGATTTGGAATCGCTAAAAACCGAAACAGGTGTATCCAATACAGAGGATATCGTCAAGATGGCAAAGGAAATCTTTACTATGGCGGCGATGGCGTTTGATATTCCACTTTTGGTCTATCAAGGAAATATTACAGAAAAGTCTGACGCATCAAACGAGTTTATCACTTATGCGGTCAGTCCGATAGTGGAAATAATCAACGATGCCTTAAATGCTAAATTAGTTGGAGAAAAAGACTATCTAGCAGGCGAAAGAATTAAAATCGACACAACACATTTTAAATATATCGATGTACTAGACGCATCGGCAGGCATGGATAAACTTCGAAGTCTTGGATTCAATTTTGATGAGATTCGAGAAATTGTAGGTTATGACGCTCTGAATACTGATTTCAGTACTGAAAGGGTGATAACAAAGAATTATACAAATGAACTTGGTGGAAATACACCGCCAAAGAATAACGAGGGAGGAGGAGAGGAATGAAACAACGAAAACTAAATTATTGTTTTCAACAGGTGGATAAAGTGCATAAGATTTATCTGTATGATGATATACAGAGATATGGCGATTTTAATTGGGAGACTCACGAGTACGATGAATCGTCAGCATCGGCGAGCCACTTTGCTGAACAGTTGCAGGAGATACCGGAAACAGACGAAATTGAAATCCATTTTAACAGTTATGGTGGCGAGGTAGATCAAGGCACAGCAATTTATAATCTACTAAGGGAACACAAAGCACATAAAACAGGAATCATAGAGGGCGTGTGTCATTCGATCGCATTTACGATTTTCCAAGCTTGCGATAAGAGAGTCATGGGGCAAGGAACGAGTGCAATCATTCACGATATGTCGATTTACACTGTTGGAAATGCGAAACAGCTTAGAGAAACAGCCGACAAATTAGACGTTCTGATGGAGAGCTGTATACAGCTTTTTATGGAGAGAGTCACTAATCTAACAGAAGATGAACTACGAGAATTGATGCACGCGGAAACAGTACTGACACCGCAAATGGCACTCGATTATGGTTTGTGCGATGAAGTGGGTGTTGAACAATTACAGACAGCTAGCGAGGTCGCAGAGCGTCTCACAGCAGAGAACAAAGAACTAAGACAACAGATTGGCAGAGAAACAGAGTTCCAAAAACAGCTTGTGAAATTTTATCAAGAAGTGCATGAAAAATCGCAAGTTCCTAGCAATGAGCCGGAACTGCCGAAAGAACCCGAAACCAAAAAAATAGAACAGAAAGTAGAACAGATAAGTACCGGATTTGGTGCTTTTTTTAATGTTAAAAAACAGGAGGAAACGAAATGAAAGTGAATGGTTTGAGCAAAGAAACAAAAGAAAAAGTTATCCAGTTAATGGAAAAAACAGAGGATAAGAATGACGCAGTGTTCCAGGCAATCAACATGGTTGTCGAGGCACAAAATGACGAACTGATTCAGCAGATTTTAGCAGAGTCTAGCAGAGCAAGCCAGGATGCCGACTACGCGAAAACACTCGGACTTAGAAGTCTAAACAAAAACGAAACACAGTTTTATGAGGCTTTTAAGGATGTAAAGCAGGCAATCACAGCAGAGCAAATTGATATTATCCCGAATGAAATCGTGGATAGAACGCTAGATGACGTAAAGAAAGCAAGCGCTATTTTAAGTCTTGTAAACTTTGCCCCTGCCAATGTTAAAAAATGGATTGTGGCATCTAAAACAGGTACCGCAGTTTGGGGAGACTTAACAGATAAAATCGCAGGTGAACTAAGTGCAACGGTTACAACTTTAAATATCGAACTTAGCAAGCTGACCGCTTATCTGATTATTCCTAAGGCAATCAGAGAACTGTCACTTCCGTTTGTAGATAAGTATTTCAGAGCAATCTTAAGTGAGGCGATGCAAGATGGACTCGTTACAGGATACTTGAACGGCGATGGAAAAACAGGACCAATCGGAATTACGAGACAGATTGCTGTCACAGACACTGACGGAACCAACAAAGCAAAAGACATCGTAGCCACTATTACTAAGCTATCCCCTAAGGGTTTGGCACCGGTAAGAAAAACTCTTACAAAGGGTGGACTTAGAGTGGTATCCGGACTTTATCTAATTTGCAACCCATCTGACGAGGCAGAGTATGTTGACCCTGCTATGTTCGGCGAGGTTCTAACAGGCGGATATGTCAATAAGTCCTTTATTCCGATAACCAAAGTGGTAGACGCTAACGTGCCTGCCGGACAGGCAATCTTTACGATTCCGAACGCTTACGTTATGGGAACATCGGGTATCACGGTTAGTGACTACAATCAGACTCTTGCGATGGATGACAACGATGTAGTTATCGCGAAATGTTATGCCAATGGTAGAGCATTAGACGATTCTACTGCAGTTGTGTTTGACGTAACAAAGTTGCAGGAATACAAAGTATCTATTGTACAGGATGGAGCAGAGGCATCTATTAAGGCTCTAACAGACGCAGTAAATGCAATTAAGACAGTTGTAACACCTGCTGCGTGAGCAACTACAACACCAAAATAATTTAAGGAGGTGGAATCATGAGTGAGGACATTTTAGTTAAGATGGTCGGGCAAGTTAGGGATGAATTTCAGATTCCGTCGTATTTCCCTAACGATGCTCTCGAGCGGTATTTCCAGGAGGGGCACAGGTATCTTAGCAGACTCAATCCCAATGTCATCTTAGATGATGACGTGGAATTTCAGAGCCTGCTTAAGACCTATGTTTATTATGCTTACGAGCATCACGTTTACGAATTTGTGGAAAATTACCGTGAACCAATTTTATCCTGGCAAATGGGAAGTGAGGTTGACACATGAAATTACCAACTTACACGGATGGGCGGTTTGATTTATACCGCATCGTTACAGACGAAACGCAGGACTTCCCAAAAGATATTTTACAGAAAACAAATATCTCAATTTGGTACTCCGAAATATCCTTGTTTGACAGAGTGGTTTTTGAACTAGAGCAAGGCGGTATCCAAGCAACTATGAAAATCCGCATACCTAGATACAAGGGCATTGACACTAAATGTATTTGCGTTATGGATGGCAAAAAGCATCGTGTTTATAACGCTGCCCACATTGTTAACAAAAATGGGTTTGAAGAAACCGAATTAACATTGATTAAGCCGGAACAAGATTATGAGGTGCTACATGACTAAAACAGAATTAAGTGAATTATTGCACTCGGTCGGCATTCCGGTAAACGAGGGAATCACGAGTGACAAAAATATAAATGTATATCCGAGAATCGTATATTGGGCGTACATTTGGGAAGATTATATGGCATCGGGTGACGAGTACGAAGTGAAATCGACTTATCAAATCAGCTTTTATTCAAAAGAACCCGCACCCGATAAGCTAAAAGAACTCCGGCAAGCAATGCGTGATGTTGGCGAACACCCGATTATTTATCACGAATATATTGATACTGATAAAATATGGCACTCTTATTTTGCATTGGAAGTGATGGAATGAGTGTGGATTTTACAGACAGCGGAATGGATTTATTCAGCGAGTTAATCAAAGAATACTCCAAAAAAGCATCGCCCGAAAATGTCTTAAACGTGATGCAGGAAGCTGCTGACACTTTAGCAAGTGACGTTCGAGCACTGCCGAAACCCCGCTCTAATATATCTAAGCCGACTCATCTGCTAGATACTGTCACAACTAAAAAGATAGATGGAGAAATCGAAGTCGGTTGGGGAAAATATTATGGTCCAATGGTGGAGCGTGGAACAAGGCGAATGTCGGCACAACCCCATTTAAAACCAACATGGGAGCGAAACAAAAAGAAATACGTAGACGATATGAAGAAAAAACTTTTTAAATAGGAGGCAATTATATGAGTACAGTAACAAAAAAACCGCCAATTAAACAAACCGTTGGGGCACAATACGTATGCTTTAACACAATGGATGCTAACAGCGATTGGACAAACATTTTCGAGGAAGAAGTCGAAAAAACAGAGGTTGTAAAATCCGTTAAGATAACGGAAAACTCCGAATCCTCAAACATGTGGGCATCGGGCAAAGTATACGATTCTGACACTCTAAACAGTGGAACAGAAATCGAAACAGAAGTCCTTGCTTTTCCGGATGACACACTTGCAAAAATGCGGGGCGATGTTATAGACGAGGGCGGATTAGTTCTTGCAGGTGGAAATGGCGTCAGACCATATTTCGCATACGGCAAGGTGGTTAAACTGAAAAACGATAAGTTTAGATACGAGTGGTATCCAAAATGTAAGCTGACAGAAAACAGTGACGAAGTATCCACGAAAGAGGAAAAAGCGTCTGAACAGACTGATACAATTAAAATATCCGCTATGGCATTTAATGATCACGGCGATATCGTGGCAAAAGTGGGCGAAACGAACTTCCCCACCGGACTGACAGAAGATAAGTTTTTTGCTAAGCCGATAATGACAGCTACGGATTTGACTACGGCTATCGGAGCAACGACTCCACCGGAGACTAAACCGGCGGAGGATACAGAACCGACAACACCGGTTGACGGCGGAACAGAGTAAGGAGAGATAAATGACAGACAATTATATTACACTAATGGATGGGACTAATCTTGAAATAAAGGTTAGTTTCGCTACCATCTATTATATGGGTAAAAATAAGACACTCGGAAAACTATCAAAAAAGAAGAATCCAACGCAAGACGAGAACCTCGAACTAGCAGCGAATATGATTTATATTATCCTGCGATCAAACGGAAGAACAGTGACCTTTGACGAGGCACTTGCTTTAACTCCACCCGATCCGGATGAAATCAGTCGCATGGCAGAGGAGTTCACAAAGCGATTAGATGATTATAAAAAAAAAGTGGATGCCAAGAAGATGAGCATACCGAACAAATAGATATAAATTGGGCGGAATATATGGTCATGGCTAGACGTATGGGCATGAGTGAGGATGAATTCTGGCACTCGTGCCCTATTTTTTTTAATGAGTGTCTAGAGGCATTTAACGAACAGCAAAGAAAGGAGGCAGAGGCATATGGCGGATGATTTACAACGAGTAGGTCTAGTCTTTAAAGCAGATGGCGCGATTGATTTTAAGAAGTCTTTGACGGAAATTAATAGTGCGGTGCAGGTTAATAGGTCGGAGTTTAAGCTTGCTAAATCAACATGGGATGATTCAACGAAATCGCAAGAAAAATTGAAAGCTACTCAAAAATATCTAGCGAGTCAGACAAAAGACTATTCCGACAAGGTAATTCTATTAAAATCTCAACTAAAAGAGTTGGAATCTGCCGAAAATAAAGATACGGTTGCGATTGAAAAGAAAAAAGCACAATTGAACACTGCCACGTCATCACTAAATAGCTATAAAAAAGGCTTAGGCGAAGTTGAAGACAAGCTTAAAAATGGCAAGGCAAGAATAGATGATTATGTTAAGTCCATCGAGAAAGTCGGAGAAAAGGCAGGAAAAGCGGGCGACGTGCTCACAAAGGGCGTAACTCTACCGCTTGCCGCAGTCGGTGCCGCAGGAATCAAATCTGCGATGGATTTAGATGATGGATATGACACGATTATTCAAAAAACAGGTGCCACAGGGGATAAGTTAGAGGACTTAAACGAGGTTGCCGATAACGTTTTTGGCTCTATGCCGGTTGACATGACAGACGTAGGCACTGCGGTCGGTGAGTTAAACACTAGATTTGGATTCACTGGGGATAAATTACAGGGTGCTACAGAGCAATTTTTAAAGTTCGCAGAGGTAAATGGTACTGATGTAAATAACTCTATCCAATTAGTTGCTAGAGCGATGGGCGATGCAGGGATTGATTCGAGCGAATACAGCACCGTTTTAGACCAACTAACATCAGCATCACAAAACAGTGGTATTGGAGTCGATGAACTGGCAGGTAAACTGACACAATTTGGCGCCCCTATGAGAGCATTGGGATTTGATACAGAATCATCAATCGCAATATTTAGCCAATGGGAAAAGGCAGGTGTCAACACTGAAACAGCATTCGGCGGTATGAAAAAGGCTATCGGGAACTGGACTTCGGAGGGAAAAGACGCAAAAGTTGAGTTTGGCAATTTCGTCAAGGGAGTGCAAGACGGTTCTGTCAGCAGTCAAGAGGCATTGGAAATGTTTGGCCAAAAGGCAGGCACAGACATGGTTGATGCTATTAAGGGAGGCAGATTTAATTACGAGGAATTTGTCAAGGTGGTGCAGAACTCAAAAGGCACGCTAGGCGAAACTTACGATAATATGTTAGACCCGTGGGATAAATTTAAAGTTGTCATGAATCAAGCACAGAAACCCCTAGCAGAATTAGGTACTGTTTTAATAGAAGCTTTTCTTCCTGCCCTTGCCAAAGTAAGCGAGGTAATCAAAAAAGTAACAAAATGGTTCGGTGGACTTTCCGAGAGTCAAAAAAAGATGATTGTGACGATTGGCTTGGTCGTGGCGGCAATTGGTCCGGCTTTATCGCTATTTTCAAAATTAGCAATGGGTATAAAACTGGTCGCGGGGGCATTAAACTTTTTGCTAGCAAACCCGATAGTCTTAGCGATAGCGGCAGTAATCGCGATTATAGTTGTACTATGGACTAAGTGTGAATGGTTTAGAGATGGTGTAAAAGCAATTTGGGAGGCTATAAAAGTAGGATTTTCCGCAGTGGTAGACTGGTTTAAGACACTCCCCGAAACGTTTGCCGGGATATGGACTGGAATAAAAGACGGTGCATCGACCGCATGGAATAAAATAGCCGAGTTCTTTTCGGCAATGTGGACTGGCATCGGCGATGGAATCAAAACAGCATGGAATGGTATTAAGGATTTCTTTGTTGGAATATGGACCGGCATTAAGGACTTTTTCGTTGGCATATGGACTGGCATTAAAGGTGCGTTTGTTGCAGGAGTCGAGGCAGTTGCGAATTTCCTTAAGCCTGCGATGGATGCTATCGCGAATACAATCACTACAGTTTGGACTGGCATTAAAAACTTTTTCAGTATGATTTGGAATGGTATTAAAGTGGTGTTTACAACAGTAATCACGATTATAGCGGTTATAGTCGGAACGGTATTCGAGGTTATGACAACGATTATCGGCACCCAATTGAATATCATGAATAAAATTGTAACAACTATTTGGAACGCGATAAAAGGTTTTATCATGCCGATTGTCGAGGCTATCAAAAACGCAGTTTCAATCGCGTGGAATGCAATTAAAGACGTGACAACTACAGTATTTACAGCTGTCAGAGATTTCTTTGTTAATACATGGAACGGTATAAAGACAGTCACTACAACAGTTTTCACAGCTATTAAAGACTTTTTCGTCATGATTTGGACTTCAATTGTAGAATTTGTCACACCAATTATTGACAGAATCAAAAACACGATAACTAACGTTTGGAACGATATAGAAACTGTCATAACTACAGTATTTAATGCAGTCAGCGGATTTATAAAAACTGTTTGGAATGGAATTGTTTCGGCGGTGGTGGCAGTAATTACAACTTTAAAGAATACAATTACTAACATATGGAACGGCATTAAGTCGGTGACATCGACAGTGTTTAATGCAGTCAAAAACGTAGTCACATCGGTATGGGATGGCATCAAAAACGGTGTAACTACAGCGGTTAATGCTGTAAAAGATACCGTCAGCAACATTTGGAACGGCATAAAATCCGTAACCGAAAAAGTGTGGAACGGCATTAAAGACGCAATTATGACACCGATTAACGCTGTAAAAAATTTAGTCGGTAAAGCTATTAATGCTATTAAAGGATTTTTCGATTTTAAAATCTCGTGGCCTCACATCCCGATGCCACACTTTGGGATATCTCCATCCGGGTGGAAAGTCGGCGATTTGCTAAAAGGCTCTATCCCTCATTTATCCATCAAATGGAACGCAGAGGGTGGAATTTTGAACCATCCTAGCATCATTGGTGCTAACGGAAATCAATTATTAGGTGCAGGCGAGGCAGGTGCAGAGGCAATTATCCCGATTAGCAAATTAAAAGAATATATCCGTGAGGAAAACGCTAACAGTAACGCATCGTTAGTTAGTGCCTTAAAAGAGGCATTTACAGAGGTGACGCTACACGCAGTAGTCAATGTTGGCGATAAAAAGTTAACTGAAATAATGACAAAAGCAGTATCTAAGAGTGTAGGCACAAAACAGGCAGGGTGGAATATGGCAAGGGGGACTATTTAATGCAAAATATTATTTTTAATCAAATTAAAGACGATTCTTTGAGAATCAGAGTGGCACAATTGCTCGATATCCCTGCCCCGCAAAAAAATATTGAAGTAGTACAACTTCCTGCAAGAGACGGGGAGTTGACAATTGACAGCGGTTGCTATAAATCCATCGAGATATCAGCCGAATTTAATTATGTCGGCAACAATGATACCTGGTGGAGTACATGGCAACAGGCTAAGAGGTGGCTATCTGCTAAGGATACCACCTTAATTTTATCGGATAATCCGTACTATTTTTATAAAGTTTATTACGTAACAATCGACACCAACACACGAGAATCACTGCGGATTGGCAAATTTAAAGCAACTTTTATTTGCAACCCATACATGTATCGAACTGACGGAGTAGTCCCTGCGGATGTGACATCAGAAGAAATCCTGTTTATTGATACCGATCATGCACTAATCGTGGATACAGATGGCAGTGCGATAGCTACTACAGACAAAGTTATTTTAATAGATAATCATTATGCTAAAAGCAACCCGATCTATACGGTCGAGGGTGATGGAGAGTGTTATTTGCAGACAATAAATGGCTATATGCGTATCAATCTCATGCAAGGCAGCGTGACGCTAGACACGGATAAAGAGGTTGCTTATTTAAGTAACGGTGACAGTGCGAACAGGCTTGTAACAGGCGATTTCAGCGTGCTAAGGCTTAGCGAGGGTGCTAATTATATAACATTGGAATCGTTGGCTAATCTGTCGATAATACCGAACTGGAGGGAACTATGATACAAGTTTACAAGGCAGGCAATACAGACTTTGAGAGTAATGGTGATGCAGTCCTCCATCCCGAAAAATGTGAAGTCGAAATGAACGTCAATGGGGCGTGGACTCTTAATTTAGAGAATCCGGATGACGAAAATGTTGGCATAATCGAAAATGAATCGGTGATATCGGTCGACACTCCTGTTGGAAAGCGTCAGTTATTTAGAATTTATGACATAGAAAATGATGGCAGTAAAACAGTACAGGCATTGCCAATATTTTTTGACGCAGTCCATGACAGCATGATTTTTGATAGTCGACCAACCAACAAATTGGGACAAGATGCACTTGATATCATCACACAGGGAACGAGGTATAGCGGAAAATCAGATATTAAAGAATCCAACACGGCTTATTATCAGCAGAAAAATATCATAGAGGCATTATCTAGCGATGATGAAAATAGCTTTTTGAATCGTTGGGGTGGGGAAATCATTTATGATAATTATAAAGTGATAATCAATGAGCGATGTGGTGCTGATCGCGGTGCTAGAGTGGCACTCGGCTATAACTTAAGCGAGATAAAAGAGCATATTAACTTTAGTAGCAGCGACTTTGCGACAAGGGTTATCCCGAAAGCCTACAACGGTTATTTGTTAAGCGGTGACAAACACTATATTGACAGCCCCAATATTGATAAATTTACTCATCCGTATATAAAAATTATCGAATATCCCGATATCAAGTTGCAAATTGACTGTAACGAGGATGAGGTCGGCTATAAAGACCAAACAGAACTCGATATCGCCCTAACAGAGGCAGTTAAAAAAGATTTTGAAAGTGGTATTGACGTACCCGAAATGACATATGACATCAGCATCGTGGATTTAGCCAAAACAGACCAATATAAAGATTTTAAAGACTTGGTCGAGATTAAGCTAGGCGATACGGTCACGGTTTATCATAAAATGTTAAAAGTAGAGGCTAAAGCGAGGGTGTCACGCGTGGTTTGGGATTGCATCAAACAGGAAATCAAAGAAATCACACTCGGAAATGTGAAAAGTGACTATTTTAACAATGTATCTTCCACTATGGCAAGAGCCAACAAGGCAATAAAGGCTGATGGCACTGTCAGAGGCGGTCAGATACGCGAAACAGTAGATTTAGCACTCACGAAGTTGTACGCAATGCGAGAAAAAGCAAGATTGAGTGGTGATAAGGCTATTTTATTTGAGGATAAATACACGGAATCCGAAACGTACGGCGCAATGGCGATTGGTACCACTGGATTTATGATTGCGAAAGACCGAAAAGAAGATAATTCAGACTGGAATTGGTCGACATTTGGCACTGGGGCGGGATTTATCGCGGATTTGATTGTCGCAGGTCGAATCACATCGAAAAACTATGACCATGAGCGGAATACCGGATTTGCAATTGACTTAGACAGCGGATTGATTGAAATGTCGAAAATTCTGCTAAGGACTACAAGCGAGTTTAATACCGAAATGGAAATCGGTAGCGGAAAACTGACACTGCATCCGCCTGCCGTAGAGGGATACAACACGAGTGAGTTCTTTTTCAGACTGATACCCGACTTTGACAAAACAGGCGAGTATATAGTGCAACTTCGACCAAAAGAAACCGATGAGGGTAAAAAGAAAAATACATATTATTTTGACCTACAGGCAGATTTGTTGCAGATTTGGGCACCGCAAGTGGATTTTGCAAACACTACTAAGATTCGCACACTGCACGGTGCAGGAATTACCGGCACAGTCAATTTTTCCGATGGTTCTTATCTGAAATTTGAATGCGGAATCTGTATCGGTGGAAAAACAGCCAGTGGGGAGGACTTTAATGTCGATAATTAGTAGTAACAGTTATCTGACGCTAGAGCAGATGGCAGGTAACGCACAGTATATCATGGATTACCTAACTAGTAGAGGATGGACTAAAAATGCAGTTGCCGGAATGCTAGGCAATATGCAAAGCGAGTCAAACATTAATCCGGGCATATGGCAATCGTTAGCGACTGGCAGAACAGATTTAGGCTATGGGTTGGTACAGTGGACTCCTGCAACAAAATATATCGGATGGGCGCAATCAAAAGGGTATGCGTTAGGAGATATCAACGGACAGTTGGTTAAAATCACAGAAGAAGTCGCATCGAATACGCAGTGGCAACACGTCACAACAACGATGAATTTCATAGACTTCACGAAATCGACAGATTCGGTCGAAACACTGGCGGAATTATTCGAAATGAATTATGAACAACATGACGGTGCCGCTCAACCAGTACGAAAGACGCAAGCAAGATATTGGTTTGACCATCTAAACGCAGGTGCTAACACTAAAATTATGGAAGTCATAGCATTGGTAAAAAGCCGAATCGGGAAAAACACATATACAAACGACCCTGCGAGAGAAAATGTATTCGGCGGGTGGTCGGATTGCTCATCGCTAATGTGGAAATGCTTTAAGCAGGCAGGCGGGATATTTATAGGAAGTTACACAGATGAACAGCTAACATATGGCAGGCAGGTTTGGCAAAATGGCAATGGCAGTCACATTTTTACATTGGATATGCAAAAGGCATCGACCGCACAGCCAGGCGATTTGATATTTTGGGGCAATACACAGACAGATGCCACTCACGTAGAAATGTATTTGGGTAATAATCAGATTATCGGGCACGGTAGTGGTATCGGACCAACGGTTAAGCAGGCGGATGCGTATAACCACCCCAATGTATTATTGCAAGTCCGTCGATACATCGAGGGAACAGTCACACCGAGCGACCCGATAGACTCAAAAAGGGTGTCTATAGTCAGTTTTATAGCAGGATAAGGAGGAAAAATGGAAACAAAAACAATAGATAAATTAGTCGAGGCTACAGAGATTACCGACTCCGATTTGTTACTTTTACAGACGGCAGAGCCAAAAACAAAAAGAATTTTGTGGTCTACGATTGTGAAAAGCATAATCTCACAGGCAGGTGTCGATAAAAAAGTGGAAATAGCGAATTTAGTTAGTAACATTGCCGAAACCGACATGACAAAGGTGCCGACAATGGAAGTGATATCCGCAATATTAGCGATAGTGGAAACACCCAATGTCATCACGGACGAACGGCATTTTAACGGAAACAATACGAATAAGATGACCGTTGACGCAAAAGAGGGTTACAAACTAATTGGCGTTTACAATTACGCAACACAGTTTAATGGATTAAGAGTCAATGACTTTCAAGGTAATAATAGCAACAACAAAGAAGTTTACACGATATATTTTGACTCAAATCAGCCGACTGCAAACGGCATGGAATTACGATTAGTGTGGCTAAAAAAATAAGAAAGGGTGGAAAATAATGGCAAAAATTAAAATATCAAATGGGGTACTATTCAATTTAGTACCCAATGGAATTTATTACACAGAAAAAGAAATGACGCTCATTCTAGCAAACGTGCCTAGCGAACTAAAGGAAGAAATCGGCAAAGCAGACGTATTTGCAGAAATTGAATTATTAGACGATACCGATACATCGGTGGGAAAATATAGCGGATACAGTCAAATCGCAAGCAAAGAGGAATTGAACGATTACGTCATT